CTTGTCCAGCAATACCAAATAAACCCCCTTGCACACGGGTTAAAGGCATAATTGCTCCTGATTCATTTTACGCTTCATGTGCGATTCTCTCATTTTTTGTTTTGTTTCTTCAGAATGTTTTTTACCCAAAAAGTTCTTGCAACTGTCTGGATTATTTTTTATAAATTCTTTTCGGTGTTCAGAAAGTTTTTGTTTGTGTTCTTCCGATTTCTTTTTGCCTGTTAACGCAATAGATAATTTTTGATTCCATTCTAAACTACGGGGATTATTTAGATAAGCTTTTTTACCACTTTCCGATAATTTTTTCCGTGTTTCTTCTGAAACTTTTCTACCCGAATTTGCTTTTGAAATTCTTTTTCGTCCTTCTTCAGACATAAAAATATTGTTACCACCATCACGAATATTATATCCTTTTGGAACTAAACAATCATAAAACTGAATTAGTTTAGTTTCCATCAAATTCATATATTCACCTTCGTCACAATATAAAATAATTTCAAAATCAAATGCATCAAAACCGTATTTTTTTATAGCTCGTCTAACAACAGATTGTGATCCTTCTTTGTCATTAGATTTTTCACATCTTCTATGCTCATTTAATCTTCTTTTTAGATGTTTCGATTGGCCAATATAAATTTTACCACTTTCTTTGTGGGTTAATTTATAAATGCCTGTATCAAATAATATCATGTGATTTCTAAGAGTGACGCTATCACATCGATAGAAGCATTGGCAGATGTAGTAATCTTTAGTGCATCTGCGGCTTGTAATACAACTTTCTGTTCGCCGCCAATTGGAACAAGTGTAGAACCTGTTAGAATTGGAGCGTTAGTAATCAGAGAGTAATCAATTGATGACCTACGGAGAAAGACATTTGCAGTCACCGTACCTGCTGATTTATTTGAAAGTGTCAGACCAATTAATGTGGTTTGTGTTGCCGAAGGACAAGTATAAACAGTATTACCACTGGTTACAATGTCTGCTGCAACATTTGATTTAAAGGTGCTTGCCATGTTTAATTTTTCCTGTTAATACTTTATTTATTCTATTTATCCTAAAGCGATTGAAAAAGCGAGAATTTCTGATTGAACGGCAGAAATTGCATCATAAATTTTTGTATTTGCATTGCCACTTAAATTATTAGCAATCAATGTATTCGTAACATTTGCATTGACAACCGTTAGATTTCCTGTTAAATTAGTTGTTCCACCAACAGTTAAGTTATTGGCAATTAATGCACTGCCAGAAACATTTAAATCGTCAAATCCAATACTATCGAGATTTATGTTTCCAGAAACATTTAAATCTCCTGCAATATTAACATTAGTGCCAAAAGAGGCTTGTGATGTAACATTTAAAGTTGCAATGTTACCAGAAACAGTAACATTACTTAGTGTTGTTTGGCCAGTTACAGTAAGAGTGTTTCCAAAACTACCTGAACCTGCGACAGAAAGGTCGTCAAAGCCTAAAGAATCGAGACTTAAATTACCTGATACTTCTAGGTCGCCTTTGATTTGTTGATTGCCATAAACGACAATATTTTGCCCAAAGTAGGCACTACTTGTAACATTAAGTGAGGCGACATTCTCTGTGACTGTTAGATTGCGGAAAGTACCAGTCACCACATTGGAAGTGTTACCGACCAAGTCGTTAATGGTCGCTGAGGTCTGAACATTCAGCGATACATTTGAACTGCTCCCACCAACGATTAATCGGGTATTAGCATAAAATGCTTCCCCATTGCCATTCGTTAAAAGATTGGCAGTTGCAATGAGTAATTCGGTAGCATTAAGCCAATGTTGAAAGGTGTTGGCAGTCGATAACTGATTGATTGTATTTGCCGCCATTACGCTTTCCTCATCTGTGCGATTTCATGCAACAGATTTTTTATTTCTGTCATATCGTTTTCCAACTTTACCAATCTTTCTTTGGTTTCTTCTTTTTCAGCTAGTTGTTTTTTAGCAAGTTCCCTTTTCATCATATAATCTTCTAAACCAATCCTATCAGTATTTAGAATAGCTTTGGAATGTAAATCTCTTACAAGTTTAGAGTTCTCAATTTGAACATGGTCGGTCATATTATGCTCCTGAAGGCAACGCAATTGCTCTCAAATCACGAATTTTAGGAACATCAACTGTTTCATTACTTGCCATAACAACTTTAATTGCAAATGTTTTAAATGAATTAAATGCAGTTGAACCAGATGTATAAGAAACAGTATTATTTGCCGAACCACTTACACCAGGTGAAAATACAAGTTCACGGAAGTCAGTTCTGCTTGTTGATGCAAAATTTGGATTGCCAAGTTGTGTCATCAATTGATATGATTTGTCATCAAAAATATCTGAATCAGAACCAGAAAGTATTTTATAGTAAACATAGATGTTTGAACCAGATGGTTTATATGCGGTTAGATAAACACGCAAGTCACCTGAATCAAATCCATCTGCGAGAGTTACACGGCGAGTAATATAACGAACATCGGAGTTACCGCCAGATTTCTTATCTTCACCATTGAAAATTGCAATAGCAGTTGTATTACCACCTGCTACAGGAGGTGCGGCAATCGCAATCGTTGGCGAACTGGTGTAACCAGAACCAGGCACATCAACAATAATTGATTCGATGTTTCCTGTTGTAATATTTGCAACTGCGTATGCATTACCCCCTGAACCACCACCGCCAGTAATTGTTACTCCTGTATTTCCTGTGTAACCAGTTCCTAATGTAGTGATTACAAAGTCACTATTTGACAATGGTAAATTATTGATATAGTTTTCAATGAAAATTGCACCAAATCGTGTAATATCAAGGACTGGTGTAATATCTGGATTTCGTGTAGAAATTGATGCTTTAAATATGAAAGTTGTATTTCCAGTTGAACTATTTAAAACACGGCGTCCATCACCGTCATCCATTGTATAATCTTCTTTTGAGTTAATATTTTTAAAGCCTGTAATTCCACCAACTGTATCTCTTTCAGATAAAAACGAATAATTAACAACTGTATTTGCCATTGTTATTTCAGATGTGATTGGATGAATAACATCATAGACAGTATTACCACTTGGCGCTTGAATTAAGAATTGTGCCGTAGCAGGAGTGGTACTATAAACATTTCGATAAATTCCAAACATTATGTCGAGATTTTGGTCGGCAGTCCATGTAGAACCATTCTGAGATTGGAAGAATGAACCACCATAAGGTTGTTCAGAAATTTGAACACCTGATACCAAATCTAGTTTTCCAACTTCAGCAACATACGCTTCATATTTGTTACAGTTAGATAACAATACAAATGAATGTTCACCAGGTAACATATAAACAGGGCTATCGAAAACGAAATCTGTATATTTGGTAGGGTCAGTTAAACTTGGAGAATCTGTAACTTTAACTTTATCTGGTGTTAATGTAACAGAACCATATGGATATACAACTGTCGAAGAAGGATATCCGTTAACAGTAGGTCTTAATTGTAATGTTACTGGAACAGTATCGTCTTTTGTTTTAAAGCAAACACGAAGTCTGTCGATAAAGATACCTTGTGGATATTGTCCAGGTGAAATTAAGAATGTTTGAGCAAGAGGATCCCACCATCCTGAAACAGGAACATCATTAACACTTGTTGTCGTAGTTACACGACTATCTCTAACCGATGTTCTTTGAATTGTTGGTTGAATTGTTGAAACCATTGTGGTTTCAGTTGTTTGCAATAAACCTTGTGCAAAGAATGATGCATCACCGTTTGTTGTTGATGATGGAATATCTCCAGTCGAACTATCAATTAAGCGGAATAGTTTTTCACCAACACGGAATGTTCCTGAAGGAATATTGAAAATACCAGCAACATCACCTGACCTGGTAGTTGTCAATCGACCAATTGAGTAGATGGAAGAAGTATCTGGTGTAGTTGCCCAAGGAGCAGAAATAGTTACTATACGAGTTGCCGCATTATATGAAGATATGGTCGCTTGTTGACCCGCACCTTTACCACCTACGATAGAGATGATATTACTATTTGAAGTATTACCATATAGAGTTTCATTTATAGCACCAGAAACCGTAGGAGATAAAGTGATTGTTGTTGAAGTTGCAGCATTTGCTCTGCCAGAGAAGTGTTCGAAAGAACTTACGGCAACTGTTGTTCCTGTTTTTGTTCCAACAAGATTCAAACCTGCACCAAGTTTTACAGCACCTGCCTTTAAATCTAAATTCAAAACAAAGATTGCATTGTTGGATGTTTTAACACCAATACATGTTGCGTTTGTTGTTGATGTTGTTGTGTTAACAACATTTAATGTTTCTGCTTCGGTAAGTTTAACATTATATGATAGATTATTACTTGCAAGAATAAATTTGTTTGCTCTTGCAACATACTTTTCTACCGCAGTTCCGTCAAAGAAAGAATATAAAATAGTGTCTGGTTTAAAGTCAGATGCAGAAAAAGCAACCGCTCTATCACGCATGTAAGGAATAACAGAAACATCAACTACTCGGTCACCAATTGACTGTGTAATTGTTTGTGGTGCAACTTGACTTAAAATGCCTGAACGAGTTTCTGCGCTAGTTGTGGTAGTTGTAGTTCTATTGAAATTGGGACGAACAAAACCTCCATCACCAATAAACTGAGTAGATTGAGTTGTTCCTGACCAAACAGTTTCCCATGAACCCCACTCATATGTAAATGCTGAAGCATTAGTTGCTTGTAGGATTAAATCCCAAGCGTCTTTATCACCACCAATGTTTACAAGAACATCTGGTTTTTTACTTGTATCAACCCATATATCTGATGGTGGATTTAATTGAATTTTTCCAAGATAGTTAACCACATTGAATGGGTTAATATTCATTGTCTTGGAAGAAAGTGGTTGTTCAACAAATGCAGTATTAGATGCGGCAACAGTTACAAAAGAACCTGTTTGTAAATATGAACCAGAGTTGGCAGCATCAAAAGTGAGCATGTAAGACGATACATTAAATGATGGTCTTAACTCTTTCAATCTTGGGTCAATAGATGCTTTATATTCAGCAGAAGTTACATCAGCAACTGAATGTCCTTTAAACGAATCGACAATGATACCATTTTTAAATCTTGGTAAGTTTGTGCTATCAAGAATAGTCAAATCTTGTTTGTTTACGGCATCTTGTTCTAACAATGACAATGATGTATAGTATTCAAGGTTGTCAACACGCTTTTCGATGTTACCAATATCTCGCATAGTATAGCGGCGATTATTGATATATTGGACTTGAATGTCGCTTGTGTTTGCGACATAAGCAGGACTGCGAAGAATATAAAGGTTCATTGAATCATCTTTATTCCTAGGAGGAGTAGGATTCAACGATGATTTACCTTTAACTACTTCAAAAGTTCTATTTTTATTTAAAATTACTTTGTCAATACGAGGTAAATAATATGAGAAATCTAAAATGATATCCGAACCATTTTCTGGTATCTTAGGACCAAAAGTTGTAGGGTCAACATCAAATGTTTTAGTTACAGTACCCGAATCTAATGCGTTGGTTGCATTTTTACGAACAGGTCTAAAATCCAAACAATCTCTTAATCGATATTCGGTATTTGTAATTGGAGATTCGTATGTTGGAATTGTTGCATAGTCTGGATAAGAATCTACTGTAAAGAATCCTGAACCAGATGAAGTATAAAGATTATAGCGAACAACTAATGGTCCAACAGGTGGTGCAAAACCTGGTTTTAATTTAATTGAAGCATGGTCATAATAAGAATCTCTTTGACCAATATCTAAAGTATATTTGTAGGTGATATCAGAACCACCAGTATTTGCAACTGCGGCACCATTATAGTCTAAAACTTGAACCAAATCAACAACATCAGAAACATATAATGTCTGTGCGGTATCTGGTGTTTTGATAATGTTATTTGCTTGAATTGTTGTTTGACCAGAAGTTGCATAAACGATTGCGCCACTTGTGTTAACAACTTCACCACCAGTATTTTGAATTGTGGATGAAGCAGTTACATATGTTTTTGGTTTTGCTGGACTACCTGATGCTTTTGTAAATGACAATGTTGCAATAATGTTTGCAATCATGTTATTCGCATTGGTAATTGTTAACTTTTTGGTCGTTGTGTTTACATCAGTAATTTTATCGGCAGGAACAGTTGAACCTACTTGATAAGGAGAAGTACCGGCATTTGTTACAATTACTTGATAGTTTTCTGCAATTGAACTTGAACTTGTTGCAGATGCTAGTGTTTCACCAGAATAAGTTGTAAGTGCTGGAGAATCAGTTGCACCAAATGATTGTGCCGAATAAAGTCGTCTGAAAGAATAAACAAAATCTGCGATTGTATTTTGAGTAACATAGTCTTGGCCAAGTTAGAATCAATATCGGCAGAATTTATTTTGGTTGTGCTATTAAATGATGCAATACTTTCAACATCATTAAATTCAAAGTCAATTGAAAATTGCGATAGATTATTAGGTGTTGTAATGAAATTTTCTGCAAGTGTTACAGTTTGCGTAGTAGCATTAAATCCAGTAATTAATTTTGGTGATTCACTAGAACCTAAACCAGAAGTAATACGAAGTTTTGCACCCGAATAGGCATCAGTAACAGTAGTGAATACTCTACCTGCAACACTATTTGCAAGTGTTACTGTTGATGCGGTTGCAGAATTAACTGTACCTGTAATAGAACCTACACTTACATCAAATAAAAATGTTTTGTAAGTATAAGTTTGTGAATTGGATGTGTTTGATGCCGAATCAAATGCAACAGATTTTACTCTTGCAGTACCAATTTTAGTATTAGTAATTGAACCAGTAGAAGTTACATTGATATTTGCATTTGAAACGCAATGTAAATCAACTGTGCTTAGATTATCAATTGGCCAACTTCCATAATGATTGGTTGTATAAACAAAATTACCATAATCTGCGGTAACAAATTTGTTTTGAACATTGTCTGTTTCTCTTGGTTTTTCAACAACAATTGTTGATGGAGAAATAGTTTCATATTCATAACCAAACACATATGCTTTACCTGGTGACAGAATCACATCCATGTTTGCAGTATTGGATGCACTTGTATCTAAAGCAAGATTAAATTGCTTTACAGTATAATTGCCTGATTCGTCATAAGTTCTTCGAGCAAGAGTATCTTCAAGGACAGAATAAATTGGAAAAATATAATTTCTTGTTAGAGAACCTTCTTCAACACGGGACAATTCAATAAATTGTGTAGTGTCAGTAGAAGAAAGTGAGCGTGAAGATAAGATTAAGTCAATTTTGAATCGGTCTGAACCTGGTGCCTGATAATTAGACGCATCTTGTGCTGGGTCTAATAAAGAAGTGTCGGATGAAGAAGTGGTAATGGCCTCTGTTATTTCAAAACCAATTCTTGCATTTGCGGTATTATTATTATATTTTGATGTAGCAATTGTTTGTTCATCATTTTTAATAAAGAAACCATCATAGTAATAAACACCTTCTGTCACAGAAAATGTTTGACCTGTTCCTACGCCAGTTGTATTTGCAAAGACAGGTGAAATTTCGTTTGTTTTAATGATTTCATCAGATGTGAAAGCGCCACCATAAACTTGTTTGACCATCAATGTGATTGGGTCACCACCTTCAATAGCTTCATATACCTTAATAACTTCGGCACGCTTTGATTCATCATTAGAAAGAATGGTTGTTCCGATAAAATTGTTTGCAACAATTTCGGTTGAAGCATAAGTTGGACTTAAATTGATGTAAGTTGCATCTTGTAAGAATGTTTGGCCTCCAGTAACAACAGAACCATTTTTGAAAACATGGTTTCCAAATCTTTCTGATTGTTTTTGAAGAATAGTTTGAAGTTGTGTTAATTCTCTAGCTTGAACAGCATAGCCAGGCTTAAACAACATTCTGAGGAACTTTTTATCCTCATCATAATCATCGTAGTATGGGTTTACATTAAAATTAGTTTCAAGAGCCATGAACTATTTTTTCCTTTAAAATCTTACAACAAACTTGAGATTTTCAGCTTGTCCGTCTGTTCTTTCTGTTTTTACTATATTCTCTACATGCATTACATCACCAGTATAGGGTTGGAACTCTGGATTCTTTTGCGAAATAACTCGTCTGCCTGATGGATTTGTGTTTGCTCCAATCAATGGTGCACCTACTTGAACAGAACCTCTAACTTTAGTAAGTCTAACAACATTTGATGAGTAATCATTTATATAACCACTAAAACTTGTTGAGTTTGTTGATGCACCTTGATAAACAAACTCATTTAAATTGTAAGCCGTACCTGCAACAATTGTTAAATCAGTTGTTTGCGAGATAACGCTATTTGCCACAGCAGTATTTGCTTGGATTGTTGCTCCATATTTATATGGGTCTCTTAACAGACCATACTGACGGAAGGTTGTATTTGCAGAAATTAAGCCGCCTTCAGTAGAATCGATTTCACCAATTCTCATGGCAACCATGACATTTGATGCACCTAGTTGTTTTGCAGAGTTGAATCCGTGGCCAAACTTTGGTGGCAATACTGCTCTTGCGGTTGCACTTGTGCCTGTTCCAAAAATACGAACATTCGTATAAGTGTAATTTCTACCTCTTGTGGTAACTGTTATTTTTTGAATTGAATTTCCACTTAGCCTTGGTTGTGTCAGTACCGTAGTTCCATCACCTTCAATGTAAACTCTTGTCGTTAAAGCAAGTGCATTTGCAGTATTTGAACCACCACCATTTGCAGTTGCACCTGTTGAAAGTGTGATTTTTAAATTAACAGGATCAACAGAATCAACATAATAAGAACCACCAAGTCCTGTTCCTGCAATTGTCATGTTTGCGGTATTTTTTAGTGCAGCCGATAAATTAGGAGAAACTGTATCATCGGTACTTAAAACTGTTAAGATTGTGCAACCTGTTTGAAATGCAGAGACAATAACATTACTGTGAATGTATCCTGTACCACCATTAGTAACTACAATTTTCGCTAACTCTCCGTCAACTGCAATATTGGGAGATGTTGAATAGTCTAATTTTGCAGTTGAGATAGGTGCAGGTATCCAATTGGTTGTTAAAAATCGATTGGAAGGTCTCACATTGTAAAGATACTTCCAAAGATATCCATCTGAAGTTTCGATAACTCCATTGGCAGCTAAATTTTGACCTGATGGTTCTACGGTAGAATTTGCCGAGACATTGTTACACAAACAAAGATAAACATTTTTATCTGAGTTTATCACATATATTGGTTTTAAATTTTGAGTTGTATTTGATGACAATAAATCTGTTAAAGTGATTGTATCATCATACTGACGATATTTGGTATTACTTGTCCAATCAATTCTTGGAACAACTAATTCAACATCATTGCCGGTAACTCTTTTGGCGGCATACATGTTATCCCAAACACTTTTCTCATCTTTAACCGAATCTATAATAGAATCTGGACTATCTTCGTTTGTCCAAGGAATATGATTACCAATGAACACATAACCAAGTGTAGTTGGTTCTGGTTCATAGAATGATTCTTTAAATTGTTCTGCGTTATTAAACGCAAGTTTTTCGGATGTATATGATGGCATATTGTTTATTTATTCTGATTACCAAGCGTCAGTTGAAGCAATTCTACTCCAAATATTTGTAGTTCCATCGTGTGCCGTTGTGCAATAGTAGAAGTAATCGTTTGCAAGATAGACCATACCTTTTGTATCGCCGCCCGCACCTTTATTATTTGCAGGCGCAGTTGCAACAATAATCAATGAATTTGCAACATTGATACCAAGAGTGTTGGCATAGTTATAAGCATTTTGTGCTAAAACATTGGCCGCATTTGCTGTATTTCTAGCAAATTGGTCAATTGCAGAACCAGTAAATGCGGTACTTTGAATTGTGCTATCAGGAAATGTTATTGTTCCATCTTTACTGAAATTCCATTGTAAGGAAGTTACACCACCAGTATTTGCTTGTATTATAACATCTGTATTTGCATATACTGTTGATACACCTGTTGCAAAAGCAATTAAACCAGAAACATCATTATCAACATTTGCTGTAATTGCTATTCGATTCGTTGGTAAATTTAATATTCCGCCATTGCCATTGAATTTTAAGTCTCCGGTCATTGTATCACCAGATTTACTTACTTTGGTGTTTGCGGTATCATATGATTGTTGTGCTAATACATTCGCAGAATTAGCTTTATCGAAAGCCGCATTAGCAAAGTTATCGTAGTTAAGTGCAATTGCAGCCGTTGCAAGGGCAGTATTTGCCGTATTATAAGCTGAATTGGAATGATTGTAAATTTGTGTGGTTAAATTTGCTTTATCAAATGCAGAATTTGCATGTAAAAAAGCACCTTGTGCTAAAGAGTTTGCGGCATTGGCTTTTGCAAATGCGGCTACTTCATCTGCAATTGTTAAGTAAAGGGTGGTATTGACTGTGTTAGCAAAGTCATAAGATGATTGTGCTAAAATATTGGCAGAATTTGCTTTATCAAAAGCACCATTAACTGTGTTAGCGACAGCAAGTGCAGTAAATGAAAGTCCAAGCGCACCGTTTGCAATGTCGAAAGCTGCATTAGCATGAATTCCTACTGTATTGGCTTTATTGTAAGCAGAATCTGCCTGAACTTGTGCGCTGTTGGCAGCATTAAATGCCAAAGCAGTAGAAGTGAGAGCAGTATTAGCTCTATCAAAAGCGGCATGTGCAGTAGTATTACCACCATTAGCCGTATTTGCAGTATCTAAAATAAACTGATTGTTTAATGAAATCGAAATTGTATT